TAAAACAAAATCTAATCCAAATCCAATTAAATTAGTAAATAATAAAACAACTATATCGGATTTCCACCAAGAAATATTAGAAAATAGTGCAAGATATGTACAAAGAAATGTTGATGTGTTTGACAATAATGCAAATACATTAACGATATATAGTGCCAGTTTGGATTACGGAACGGAAGGTGCATCACCTAATAATTTTGAAGTATTGGTATTTGGTTTACATATTCCAGGAAATTATAAAATTGAAGAAGTTGGAAATAATGTAGTAATAACTTTAAATGAACAATACATAGATTACGATAATGTAACTATAAATGATATTTATGTTATGGGTAAGTTAAAAGAATAAAAGATATTTATAGGATATGGCAAGTTTAATAAGATTAAAACAAATAGAGAGTGGTTCTGCATTGAGTACCGCAGCATCAGTTGGACAAGACTTTAGTGCATCGGTATATGAAATTATAGATGCAGCAGGACTTATTTCATCATCTGCACAAGTTTTATTAATATCAGCATCAGGATATAATCAATTAGCAACAGACTTAGAAGTGTCAGTAATAAGTTCTTCAATTGCGGCAACCATTAGTGTAGTTGCAGCAGGAACTGGATTTGTAACAACCGGTTCATTCCATTCTTACACCGCATCATTGGCAGATATATTTGCAACCGATGTGGAGGTTTATCAAACGGCATCTGCTATTATTGACCAGGGTGAGTTTTAATAATAAAAATTCATATTTATAAACAATATTACGAATAAATAGATGGCTCAATTAATACAACATAAAAGGGGTGCGTTAGAAAGGTTATCCAATATTACGGGTTCACTCAAAAAGGGTGAAATTTTAATTGTAACCGGTTCGTCAAATATTACATCTTCAAATGGTTCAGCTATTCTATTTGCAGCAACTGAAAGTGGTTCGGTTCAAGCTACCAATAGATTTATAATAGGTAGTTCGGCACCAAATGTATTCCCGGCATCGACTTATGGTGGTTTAGTAAATGGAGTTCCTTATTACGATAGTGGTAGTGGAACTTTATATTTGTTAGGTAGTGATGGTAATACTGCAATCAACTTAACAGGTAACATTAGTGCATTTAGTTCGTCAGTTGCAACTTCATTTAGTGCAAGTAATGCAAGTATAGCAAGTGTAACGGGAGATTTTAGTTCGTCAGTTGCAACATCATTTAGTGCAAGTAATGCATCACAAATTACATTAAGTTCTTCGGTAGCAACTTCATTTAGTGCAAGTCAAGCAGCCGAAACGATATTAAGTTCATCAATTGCAACATCAATATCTGCAAGTAACGCAAGTATAACATCATTAAGTTCTTCAATTTCTCAATCCATCGTTAATATTGTAAGTGCATCGTTAAGTAGTTCATTATCAGTAATAGCAACGGATATAGAAGTTGCAATAGTTAGTGCATCATTATCATCATCACAAGCTTTAATATCATCTTCAATTAGTACATCAATTGCAGAAACTTTAAGTGGAAGTGTAGCATCGATTACAAGTTTAAGTTCATCAGTTAGTGCAAGTTTATCATCTATAAATCAAAGTATAGAAGCTAATACAGGTATATTCCTTCAAACAGGTTCAGTTTTTGCAACAACTAATAATATAGAAATTACAGGTAGTTTAAAAGTAAGTGGAACAATCGACCCAGATAATGTAACAGTTGGTATTCCTACGGCAAATGCATGGCAAAGTAATTTGAATGGTTCTTATTTTAATAATTTCACATCAGAAACAAATGTATCTGAGATTTTAAGATTTGTTGCAGGTTTATTATCATCGTCAGCACCGGACGCATCACCAAATACAAGAACATTAAGTTCAGTAACGGCAACTGCACAAAACACAACAACAGGCACGGCATTGACAGGTAGAATTCCACAAACTTCTACCAATACAACAATTACATATTTAAATGGTAAAGGATTTGCAACTGCAGGTTCTACAATTTTTAGTGGAGTTACTCCAATTTATACAGCAAATTACGGATATAATTATACATCGGTAGCAGCTGGTACAACCACTGCAACCTCATCATTAGACTCACAATTATTTGGATTAGGTGTATTAAGTAGTGGAGTAGCTACAAACTTTAAAGTAAGTGGTTCATTTACTTTCCGTTTTATGGATAATAGTACCAAAACATCTACTGCAACCTCATCTTCAATTGTAAATATAACACAAACAGGAGCAGGTACAACGAGTGGTGTAACATTGGCATTAATTAATACTGTAAATCCTGCGGTTATTCCTCCTGGATATCAAGATGGAAAATTTGCGTCGGCATTAGGTCAATCTCTTTATAGTGGTTCAGCAACAGCAGTAAGTGCAAGTGGATATTATCATATATCATCATCTATTCAAATAGCAAGTGGTAGTAGTGGATATTCAACTGCAATAGTAGCAAATGGTACGGAAGTATTTTGGGCACCATTAACTACAATCTCAACAAACGTTCCTGTTCAAACATCACTAACGGGTAGTACAACATTAGTTAGTGTATCAGCAACATCTCGTTCATTAAGTGGAGCACCTTATTTATTAACTTCTACTTATACTATATCATCATCAGTAACAAATTTATTTAACCCACTATTCTATAACGGAACAGTTGGTTCAATTGCATTAAGTGGTACAGGTGTAGCAGCAACATCAGGTGTAAACTCAGTTGCAACATCGGGAGGAACAATATCAACTGCAAATGGTGTTTTTGATACTACAAACACAACAGTTAGAACAACTTCTACAATTCCATTTGAAACGGATGTAGTTAGATTGAACGGATTATATACATTTGGTGGTACGGCAAATATTACAAACATAGGTCAAACTTCATTTACTCCAACAACTTGGACTGCAACAGTCAACGGACAAAACTATAATAATGGTACTGCGGTTACAAAAGTAAATACATTTAATTATCATACTGCAGGAGATTTTGGACATCCCGTAGGTAGTGGTTCATTAGCATATTATACAAGAACACAAGGTGGAGATAGTTCGACTACATTAATAGAGTCATTTACAGGAGAAAGTTATAGAATACAATTAGCAGATAATGTATTAGCATTCAACGGAACTGCAACAACAACTTCAGTAGCGTATTATAACTTAACCGGAAATGACTTACAAGTGAAACCAGGATATTTAGTAAAACCAGGTGGAACTTATGGATATTGGTTAGGTGACCCAGATGCAACTAAAACTTACAAATATTATATTCGTAAATTTACAACATCAGGAACTAAAACTTCTATGACTTTAAATTTAGGAAAAACATTAGTAAATTGGGGAGCAACAACGGACAATTCGGTAGCAGTAGGTATCTTATTTGAGTCATCTAAGAATACAATTTATACACCTGCAAGAATATATGACCCATCCAACTTAACGGATAACTTTACAGCAACCAAAACTGCAAACACAGATGGCCAAAACCCATTCGGTGCAAATTTTGACTTATATGGTAATACCGGTGGTTCATTATCAACAACGACTTACACACTACCTTTGAGAAATGGTGATGGTATGACATTGAACGCAACTTATACTAACATATATGTAATCGTAAGATACAAAGGAGACCCATCACCGGTTACATCAATAACAACAACATTTAGTTAATAGAAATGGCAGCAATAAATAATACATATAAATCGGCTAGATTACTTCAAAGTAGAAGATATACGCATGACACCTATACGGATGCACAGGAAGCGTTTACATCTACATTGGACATTAATGCTAGTGAAATTTATATAGATGCCAATTTAATTCCAACCGCATCATTACCTTTTAGTGGTAGTGGACAAAATGGAAACATATATTCTTTAGCTGGGCAAGATGTTGTAAAATATTGGTATAGACAACCATTAACTAAATCCGACCTTAATAATGAGGTTTGGTTTTTCTTAAATCCATCCGGTTCAAATAGTGGTATAGGTGCACAAATCATAGATGCAACTCAACAAACAAACTTTGTATCACCGAAATATTCTGTACCTGCATTAGCAAACGCAAATACGGAAGATGCAACTCCAGGTTATGGTGCAAAAGTAATTGTAGCAGGAACACAAGTTTCAACAAATAACTACACCTTTGATTATAAAACAGGAGTAGTACAGTTTGCAACAACGGCAGTGGCACCATCAAACGGACAAGTTGTAACCATTACGGCATATCAATATGTGGGTAGAAAATTATCAGATTATATTGCAAACCCAGCAGGTAGTTTACCTTCTGGATTAATTAGTAGTTCTGCACAGGTAATAGCAATATTTAACGCAAACTTCACATCAGGTTCTACAATGGCCACAACGGTGGATACTACATTCGCAACCGATGCAGAGTTATTTGTTACATCTTCGAATTTGGACGCAGGAGAGTTTTAATAGTTACATCGGACATTAAAAATAAAAAAATATAGAATTAAATAAAAATTCTTACATTGTTTGTAAGAAAATGAATATTTATATCGGAATACTAACATAAAGTAAAGAGAATAACCCCAAAAAAATATGGCACAAATCATTAAAAACAGACGTGGTTCGTTAGAACGATTATCGGCAGCAACCTCATCTTTCCAGAAAGGTGAATTAATAATAACCTCAGGTTCGTCAAATTTAACGACAACCAATGGTTCATCTATTCTATTCGCAGCAACTGAAAGTGGTTCAGTACAGGCAGTCAATAGGTTCTTATTAGGAACCAACGCACCAAATATATTTAGTTCATCTATCTATAATGGTTTACTTCAAGGTGTTCCTTACTACGCAAGTGGTAGTTCAACTTTATACTTACTTGGTTCTGACAAAAATGATATCCCAGATTTAACGGGCAACATTAGTAACTTTAGTTCATCGGTTTCAGCATCAATAAGTGCATTATCTGCATCAATTGGTGGCGGTAGTATTGGAGTAGCAGTAGCAGCATTAAATACATTTAGTGGTTCTACACTTACTAGATTAACCAATTTAGAATCCAAATCTTCAAGTGTTGATACATCGGTTGCAGCTTTAAATACATCATCTGCATCTCAACAAATAAGTATTGATGCATTAAATGTTACATCTGCATCTTTAAATACATTTAGTGGTTCTACTTTAGGTAGATTGACAAACTTAGAAAGTAAATCTTCAAGTGTTGATATATCAATCGCAGCATTAAATACATCATCTGCATCTCAACAAACAAGTATAGATGCATTAAATAGTTATACTTCTTCAAATACATCTACAACCGCATTAAACTCATTTACTGCATCAGCAGCAGAAAAGTTTACTGAAATTGGAGTTGTTAGTGGTAGTTTAATTGCTTCAGCATCGACTGCTAAGACAACAAATGACTCACAAGGTGTTTCAATAACAAACTTAAATTCATTTAGTGCAAGTACACTCACTTCACTTACAGAATTAAACTCATATTCATCTTCATTAAAAACTGCATTTACTGCAAGTGGTATTAATGTAACATTCAATGGTGATACGACCGTTAAAGGTAATTTATTTGTACAAGGTACACAAACAACAGTTGATTCGACAACAATCAATTTAGGAGATAATATATTAACATTAAACGCAGCAGGAACATCTGATGGTGGTTTAATAGTAAGAGATGCAATAGGTGGTTCAACTGTATCAGGTTCTTTACTTTGGGATGTAACTACCGATTACTGGAAAGCCGGTAAGGTAGGTTCTGAAACTAAAGTATTATTAGCAGGTGGAGATAGTGTAGTAAGTGGTTCATCTCAAATAACATTATCATCAACAACCGGATTTACCGATTATAGTGGTTCAGTATCTGCATCATTCGCATCAGTAATTGCAAACGTAGGTTCTGGTGTTGGAGTTTCAATAACAAACTTAAACTCATTCAGTTCTTCTACATTAGGTAGATTATCTAACATTGAATTATTTAGTTCTTCGGTTGAAACAAAATTAATTGAAATTGGAGTTGTAAGTGGTTCATTGATTACATCAGCATCAGCAGCTAAAACTACAAATGACGCACAGGGTGTAAGTATTACAAACTTAAATTCATTTAGTGCAAGTGTTAATACTTCAGTAACAGCATTAAATAGTTCATCTGCATCTCAACAAATATCAATTGATGCATTAAATGTTGTAAGTGGTTCAAACTTAACTAGATTAACTAATTTAGAAAGTACATCTGCAAGTGTAAATACTTCAGTAACTAATATTAACTCATTCAGTACATCTGTATTATCAAGATTAACTGAAATTGGTGTTGTAAGTGGAAGTTTAATCACTTCAGCATCTGCAGCTAAAACTACAAATGATACACAAGATAGTAGATTAACAAATTTAGAAAGTAAATCTTCAAGTGTTGATATATCAGTTGCAGCTTTAAATTCTTATACATCTTCCAATACTTCTACAACCGCATTAAATGCACATACTGCATCCGCAAATGAAAGATTTACTGAAATTGGAGTTGTTAGTGGAAGTTTAATAGCATCGGCATCTGCAGCTAAAACTACAAATGACTCACAAGGAGTTTCAATAACAAATTTAAACTCATTTAGTTCTTCAGTATTAACACAATTAACTGAAATTGGTGTTGTAAGTGGAAGTTTAATAGCATCAGCATCTGCAGCTAAGACAACAAACGATTCACAAGGAGTTTCAATAACAAATTTAAACTCATTTAGTGCAAGTGTAAACACTTCAGTAACGGCTTTAAATAGTTCTTCTGCATCACAACAAATTAGTATTGATGCATTAAATGTTGTAAGTGGTTCAAATTTAACTAGATTAACAAATTTAGAATTAACTTCTGGAAGTGTAAATACTTCAGTAACGGCTTTAAATAGTTCATCCGCATCTCAACAAATTAGTATAGATGCTTTAAATTCTTACACTTCTTCTAATACTTCTACAACCGCATTAAATGCACATACTGCATCTGCGAATGAGAGATTTACTGAAATTGGTGTAGTAAGTGGCTCATTGATTAGTTCAGCATCGGCAGCAGCAGTTGCAAACGCAAATCAAAATTTATTTACACAATCAGCAGAAACTAGATTTACTGAAATTGGTGTAGTTAGTGGTAGTTTAATAGCATCAGCATCAGCAGCTAAAACAACAAATGATTCACAAGGACTTAGATTGACAAGTTTAGAATCTACATCTGCAAGTGTTAATATTTCAGTTACAAACTTAAATTCATTTAGTTCTTCTACATTAGGTAGATTAACAAATATTGAAGCGACTTCTGCAAGTGTAAATGTATCAATAACTAATATTAATAGTACAACTGCAAGTTTAAATACTTCAGTAGACGCATTAAATTCATATTCATCCGCATTAAAAACGGCATTTGAATTTACGAGTTCTAATGTAGTAATATTAGGCAACTTAACTGTTAAAGGTACAACAACCGCAGTAGAATCAAATGTAGTTCAGTTGGGTGATAACATCATTGAATTGAATGGTACCGGAGCAGCAAATGCAGGATTATTGGTTAAAGACCCAACTGCACCTAATACGGTAAGTGGTTCTTTACTTTGGGATTCTACAAACGACTACTGGAAGGCAGGAGCAGCAGGAGCTGAAAGTAAATTATTAAGAGCAGGTGGTGATTCAGTAGTGAGTGGTTCATCACAAATTACAATTTCATCAACAACCGGATTTGATACATTTAGTGGTTCAATTGTAACTTCATTCTCAGCAAGTAACGCAAATATCACTTCATTATCAGCAAGTGTAGCAAGTGTAACCGGAGATTTTAGTGGTTCAGTAGCAACTTCGTTTAGTGCAAGTGCAGCATCTCAAACATCATTGAGTTCTTCATTCGCATCTTCACAAACCGCACAAAACACTAGATTAGGTTTATTAGAAACATCGACTGGAAGTTTAAATTCATTTACTTCTTCGATTGATACTACTATTAAAACTAAATTAAATGTTGAAGGTGTAGTAAGTGGTTCATCTCAAATTACATACGCAAGTATCTCATCTATACCAGCAGGAATAGTAAGTGGTTCTTCACAAGTAACATCATTATTACCAACAGGTACAGTAAGTGGTTCATCACAAGTTGATATCACAAACACAACTGGATATTCAACATTTAGTGGTTCAATTGCAACTTCAATAAGTGCATCGGTAGCAGGAGCAACTTGGAATAATTTAGTTGGTAAACCAGCTGGAATTGTAAGTGGTTCAATACAAGTTGATATTACAGCAACTACCGGATTTAGTACATTTAGTTCATCAATTGAAACAAGAATTTCATTAATAGACGGAGGAACTTATTAATAACAAATAGAAAGAATAAATAAAAATATATGTCAGTACCAACAAACCCAACTTCATCAATTTTATTAAAACGTTCAGGCGTCGCAGGTTCAGTACCTACCACAACATCGTTACAAGTAGGTGAAATAGCGTTAAATACCTACGATGGTAAAGCGTTTTTACACAAATCAGGTTCAACTGATTCGGTAGTAGAAATAGTAGTTACCGGAGCAAAGGTAACCGGTTCAATTAGTCTTACCGGAGCAGTTAGTGCATCGATAGTATCAGCATCTACATTTGTGGGTAATGGTGCTCAATTGACTGGCGTTACCGCATCAATGAGACCTGATGACTTTGATTTCAACTCCGACCCGTTTGCAGGAACAATTGGATACATACAAGGTAGTGGTTCTCTTTACAAAGTAGCAACTACAACAAGTTCGGTTGATTTTAGATATAACGATGTAACAATCGCAACTATCACAACTGCACAAGGATTTAGTGGTTCTCTTTACGGAATTGGTGATGTATTAGCATTTAGTGGTTCAGTTCATACTCGATTATTCAACTTAGAAATATCAGCATCATTTGGTCCAGATGGTGGAGAGATTTAAGATTAAATAAAATTATAATAGAAACCCCTCTTAGTAGGGGTTTTTTATTTTATAATATATTTATGTTCGTAGTATATACTACATTTGTTGTTAAATAACTTAAAATACGCCATATGGCATCAATTGTTCAACTGAAACGCTCTGCGTTATCAGGAAAGGTACCTGATACGGGTTCACTTAATTTAGGAGAATTAGCTGTAAATACTTACGATGGTAAGATTTACTTTAAAAAATCGGGTTCAATTGAATCGGTTGAAAGTGTAGTAACAACAAATTCAGTAATAACTGGGTCTATTAGATTAGAGGGAACTGCTTCTTTTGGTTCTTTAAAAGTAAACGATACACTTACAGTCAATCATGGTGTTAGTGTAATAAGTGGTTCATTGGGAATCACTTCGGACTTAACGGTTTTAGGTTCGATTAACGCAAGACAATTTAATATTGCAATCATATCTTCTTCCACATTATTTGAAAGTGGTAGTTCTAAATTTGGTAATACATCCGATGATATTCATTCATTCACAGGTTCGGTAAATATTACAGGTTCGTTTTTATTGAACGGACAAGAAGTGGGTGGTGGTACAACTACCGGTTCATTTACTGGTTCATTTACCGGAGATGGTAGTGGATTAAGAGGAGTAGTTAGTGATGATATACCAAGAGATGGTTGGGATTATAATGCAAATAGTTCAGCATCTATAAGTGATTTTAATAGTGTATCGGATAAATATTATATAGATTTCGAACAATCACAATCAACCGCAGTAGGTACACCGGTAGGTTTTAAAGGATTTTTGACAAATGTATCAGGTAGTACACAAATATTACCTACATTGGATAGTATTGATTTTATAGTTAGAGATAATTTAGTGGCATCAATTGGAGTAGGTGGTATAGTAGCAACTGCACCTGCAGGAACTGTAAGTGGTTCGTCTCAATTAACATCATCATACGATGCACGATATGTTTTAAGTGGAAGTATTACTCAAACAACTTGGGATAATATTGCATCTAAACCTTCCGGAATTGTAAGTGGTTCTTCACAAATAATTGCAAACTTACCAACCGGTACAATAAGTGGTTCTTCACAATTGACATCATCGGTATTGGCAACAACAGGTTCTAATACGTTTAGAGGAACACAAACATTGAGCGGTTCAATTATACCAGCGATAGATAATACATACGACTTAGGTTCGGTAACTTACCAATGGAGAGACATATATGTTTCCTCTGGTTCACTTTATATAGATGGAACAAAGGTATTGGGTTCAACAGGAAATGAATTACAAATAACAACCGATGTAGGTCAATCAATTAAGATTTTAGAAGCAGGTAGTGATAGTATTATTTTACAATCTGCAGACGGAAATATTGAATTAAAATCTTCGGGCGGTGGTAACTTATTATTTGACCCAACGACTGGTTTAATAGATGTTAGAGGAACTTTACAAATACAAGATGGAAATAAAATAACATCATCAGGTGGAAATGGTATTGTTTTTGGTAATAATATAGTAGTGAGTGGTTCATTTGAAAGTACCGGAAATATTAATGGTATAAATTTGACTACACTTAGTTCGTCAATTGCATCTACTTTTCTAAACCAAAATACAGCAACATCTTCATACGAAACAAAAGGTAGAGGATTGGTTAGTGGTTCTTCACAAATAACATATGCAGATATTAGTTCTATTCCATCAGGCATAGTAAGTGGGAGTTCACAAATAACGATTTCATCTACAACCGGATTTTCAACATATTCAACATCAGTAGATAGTAGAATTACAACTGAAAAAGGTAGAGTTGATGCAATCTTATTAGCAGCAGATGCAGACAAAGATACATTTGTAGAAATAGTAACATTAATTAATTCAGTTGATACTTCAAACGATAGTACCTTTGCATCTTTTTATACTGCAAGTGTTAATAGATTAAACAATTTAGAAACGACATCCGGAAGTGTAAATATTTCAATAAATAATATAAATACACAAACCGGCTCAAGTAATATAAGATTAACTGCATTAGAAGCATCTGCATCAACTGCATTATCTACAAATAATACACAAGCTACTTCAATTACAAATTTAAATACAACAACTGCAAGTTTAAACACTTCGGTAAGCAATTTAAACGCAGCAACATCATCTTATGAAACAAAAGGTAGAGGAATTGTTAGTGGCTCTTCACAAATCACTTTTAGTGGTATAAGTTCTCTTCCTACATTAGTTAGTGGTAGTTCTCAAATAACATTATCATCGACAACTGGATATGGTTCAGTATTAAATCAAGCGGTATTAACAACATCATCTCCAACATTTACATCAGTTACAGGAACAATAACACAATCCGGAAATGGTGATAGTAATGCACCTTTTAGATTTAGTGCGGATTATAGTGGTTGGATGTCTAATGTGGCCGGAACTCCTGGAAATAATGATGGTTGGGGTATATTTTGGGCAGGTAATAGTGGTGCACGATATGGAACAAACGGAACGGGTGGACCAGGTGATATATGGTCAAACTCTGGTAACCCAAATGAATATGTGTTTGTTGGTAATGGTCAAACAAATATGTCAATACATGGTAATACTGGAAATGTTTGGATTGGGGGTCAATTGAGAGTTAAAGGTGATTTATTACCAAATGCAAATAATAGTTACAATTTGGGTTCGGCATCACTTGGTTGGGCAAATGTATATACAAACGACTTACATTTGAGTAATGAAGGAAAACCAGAAGGAAATGATATAGATGGAACAACCGGAAATTGGACAATACAAGAAGGAGCAGAACATTTATACATCATAAATAATAAGACAGGTAAGAAATTTAAGTTTTCATTAGAAGAAATACAATAATATGTCTATTATAGTTGCAACAAATACATTAAGTTCGACAGATGTAAACTCATCGGGTGTATTTACAAGAGCAATTGTAGATGAAGGATTGGTTACATATTACGATGCTGCAAATTTTTATTCATATCCAGGCTCTGGAGCAACTTGGTATAATATGGTTGGTAGTGGGAGTGATTTAGATTTATTAGGAAGTTTAACAACTGCAACGGTTGGAGGTAGAACTGCAATGAATTTTAATGCTGATGGTAAATATGCGTATAAAGCAGGGACATCGGCAACATTTGGAACAAAATCGGCAACATTTGAAGTTTGGATATATCCAGGTGCATCCGAATTAACATCAGGTGATAGAGGTACGGTAATATTGGTAAATGGTGGAAGTGGACAATATATGAGTTGGAACAAAGATAATAGTTACTTGTCAACATATTGGTATTCACATCCAACCGAAGGATACCACGAAACAGTGGGCCCCTCTGCTCGTAGTGCATGGCATCATTGGTGTTCTGCTTGGGATTATCAAAGTGGTAGAGTATTTCAATATACAAACGGAGTGAATTCGGGTAACGGAGCTTCACAAGGTGATGCAACTCCTGGACAAAATATAAATATAGGAAGAGAAAGTGTGGGCAGACAATTTAGTGGAGGCATCGCAGTTGTTAGAATTTATAATAGAGCTCTATCAGGTGATGAAGTATTTCAAAATTTCACAGCAGAAAAAAGCAGATTTGGTATATAATGGCAATATATTTAGCAGATAAAACATTACAAAGTACAAACTTTAATTCTTCGGGAGAAACTCTAAATAAGTTTCATCTTCCGGATGATACACTATTGTTAAATCTAAATGCAACAAATTATAATGGCGGAACTTGGTATGATTCCGCACAAGGAATACCAATGAGTGTTATTAATACTGCACCACCGAAAACATCACTGAATGGTATACCCTGTGCAGACTTTAATGATTCTGGATACTTTCAATCATCAGATGCAAACGCAAATAAAGTTGATATGAGAGGAGCGTATACTTTAATATTAATTTATTATCATGAAGGGTTTGCAGCTAGAAGGACAATATTTGAAAAAGCAGGAACATCTTATGCATCATATCAACAAGAGTTAGCGTGTACAATGGAAGTTGCTAATACCATAAGTTGGTATAGGCAATATCCAGATTATGATTATGCGGAATCTAAATCATACACAACGGGTGCATGGAACATGATTGCAATAAATGGAAATGCATCGGCTACTACTGGATTTTACTATAATAATGGTGTATGGACGGCTGGTTACACAAATAGACAAGAAGGAAATATATTGAGAAGTGGTGCAATAAGAGTGGGTAGTGGATATGCCGGAACGGTACAAGCTGGATATTTGCATGCATGTATGGTTTATGGTTCGGAATTAAGCACGGATAAAATTAATCAAGTATACAACTATTATTCAAATATTTTTGGATTATTAGGAGTAACATTATATAGATAGTATGGCAATTAATATTCAAAGTAGTGTAATTAATAATAGAACATTTGGAATAACCGGAGTTTCAACTAATCCAGTTACATTAGATGGTTCTAGTTCTGCAAAAGCTGCACCATCTGCAAATTGGTTAAGAAATAAGTGTGGAATAAACACAAATGGTATATATTGGTTAAACCCAGGAGGATTGGGTGCAAATCAATTTTATTGTGATTTCACATTTGATAATCAGAGAGTGTGGGTAATGGTTGTAGCAAATAGATTAAATACAGGTGGTTTGAGTGGATTGACATATGCGGCCGCAACGGGTGCACAAATTAATACTGCCGGAACATATAATTCATCTTTAGGATTTAATTTATTAGTTGGATTACCTTATTGGAAATATTTAGGAGATACGATTTGCCAATATGTCGCAACATCCAATGTAAGTATATCGGGAAGTCACACAAAAAGAGCAAGATGGAAATTTAATGGGTTTACCTCAACATATGCATTTATTTACCCAAGAAGTATAACGGTTGATGTTGGAGCGGATAATCCTGGTTGGTATGCATATCACGCGGTAAACAATTTTTCCTTTTCGACATATAATAATGACCAAGATGCATACGGTGCAAATTGTTCAGTTCTTTATAATAATCAACCTTGGTGGTATGGTGCATGTTGGGATGGAAATTATTTTGCAGGTGGTAGCGGATATCAAGACGGGCCCTATTGGTCAGGTTCGGGTGGTGATTATCACAATTATGGAGCAGCATTTTTATCATTTACAGATTTATAATATTATGGAAACAAGATTAAAAGAAATGAAACTTAAAATAATTAAGTTAAACGATACAAAATATAAAAGAATTATTGAAGATTTTGATGGTAATGAAATTTGGAATGGTGGTGAACAATATTATATCTATGATGGATTGGTGGTAATGACATCTACTCATTTATTAGAATTGATAGAACAGATGAAAGGATTATCTGGTTGGAAGATTGTAGAAGTGATAAACGAATTATATCCAACGGAATAAGAAAAAAGATATTATTATATTTATAAGAAACATAAAAGAATTAAATGGCAGCAATATTTCAAATAAGAAGAGGTAATAGTTCGAATACATCATCATTAGAAAATGGTGAATTATATTTAAATACAGCAGAAAGTGCATTCCAAGTAGGCACAGCGGCGGCCGGTGTTCCAATTAAAATGTTATCATTAAACACTGCTTCATTTGGAGATATCATATTAACAGGTAGTGCATATATTAGTGGTAATGTTGTATTGGGTGGAACAATTACAATTGGTGATACTACAAATGACAGTGTTGTTTTTAATGCAGATTTAAGTTCTTCAATTATACCCGATGCAACTAATACATATGATTTAGGAGCATCAAATAAATTATATAGAAATGTTTATGCAACCTCCGGTTCATTTACAAATTTAGTAGGTTTGGGCAATGTCACTTCACTTAATACTAGAATTGGAGATTTAGAATGGACTGGTTCTAATCATGAAGGTAGAATGGATTTATTAGAGACTGCTATGAGTGGTTCTAAGAGACTTTATGTTTCACCCGAAGGTATTGATACTAATGATGGTACGGAACCTCACAAACCTTTCAAAACAATCAAAGCGGCAGTTGCATCTTTAGGTTCGGCTATTGCATCAAATATACAAAGAACTACAATTTTTATTGGTAGTGGTAATTATACGGAAAACAATCCAATAGCAGTTCCACCGGGAGTTGCAATTGTTGGTGATACATTAAGAACAGTTAGATTAACGGCATCAAATCCTACAAAAGATTACTTCCATTGTCATGATGGAAACTATTTTTATGGATTGAGATTTTTAAATTTACAAAATCCAGCATTCGCATTTTCATTTCCATGTTCTACCGCAAATGCAACAATAAATGCAGGTGGTGTTAGTACAATAACATTGGTTCATACTGAAAGTGGTTATGTTAATGGTGAAAGTGTAAATGTTATTATAGAAGGTCCTGATGCCGGCGGAACCGTAGCAACGGCGACGGCGAGTGTAAGTGGTGGAACACTTTCTATCACTATGGTAAATAATGGTAGTGGATATGTTGCAGGTGAAAAACCACATGTATCAATTCAAGCACCATCATCAAAAAGACCAGTAATTGGGACATCACCATATATTCAAAATTGTTCCTCAATTACAGGACCATTTACAACTGATGGTACTTTATTATCTCTTATACCTGGAAATGTAAATTACGCAGCATTACCATATAATATAAATGATGTAAGAAATCAATCAAATGCAATAATTGGTTCAGGCATAATTGATGAGCAAGGAGCGGGGGGTGGTATTAAAATTGATGGCAATTTAGTAAGTGGGTCATCACCATTAGAATCATTTGTAGCAGATGCATTTACTCAAGTTAATCAGGGTGGACCTGGTCACTTAGTAATCAACAAAGGATATGCACAATTCGTATCTTGTTTTACTACATTTTGTACCTATGGTTTCAAAGTAGCAAATGGTGGTTTTGCAAATATTTCAAATTCAGTAATAGATTTTGGTAAAGAAGGATTAGTATCTAAAACATATTTCCCTCAAACATATAATACGGGTTCTTCATTACAAACATTGACATCAACAGTAGTTGGTGCAGTTATTCTACAAGATGGAGCAGGTTATACGGGTTCAGTTGCAAGTGTGACTATTAGTGGTGGAGGAGCAAGTGTTCAAGCAACTGCAGAAGCAAATGTTAGTGCAAATGGTTCAATTGACCAAATTGTAATTTTAACTCCTGGTAGTGGATATACATCACAACCAAATCTTGTAATTGCAGCACCAACTGGTCCAGGTGCAATTCAAGCTACAACGGTTGCCGGAAAAGCTCAAATTAGTGGTATTAATGCAATATTATTCCAATTACAAAGTGGGAGTAGGGGTGTTGATGTTTCTTCAAATATGATTTTAAATGGAACTGATTATTTAGTAACAAATGTTGCAACCGGTAGTTCTGCAAATCAAAGATATGTAACAGTTTATCCTGCACCACCTTCAATTACAACGGGAAATAATGTTTATTTTCATCAATTATCAAACATCTCAACGGGTGGATTGGTTATGGAATATGGTGGTAGTGGTGTTACATATAACGCACTTCCAAAATTCGGTGGAGTTCCAAATAGAACAAAAGAAATTGTTGAATATGCTCCGGGTAGAGTATTTTATTCAACAGTTGACAATATAGGTAATTTAAAAATTGGTGATTTCTTTGCAGTAAATCAATTGACTGGAGAAGTTACAATTGACGCAAACCAATTCAATTTATCAGGTTTAAGTGCAATAGGGCCATTCAAAAGAAACGGAGTAGGGGTAGGTGTTATATTGAATGAAGTAAGTAATAATACAACTTTATTAAACGCACAAGGAATTACAGGTGAAGATACTGTTCCAACACAATTTGCAGTAAAAGGATATATTGACATTAGAGATGGTAGATTAAATAATTTAGAAACAACATCTGCAAGTTTGAATGTTGCAACATCTTCATTAAACACATATACTGCTTCACTAAAAACGGCAATCGATGTAACCGGTGGCAATACTAGAATTTTAGGAAACTTAATTGTAGATGGTACACAAACATCATTAAATACAACTGAAACTTTTATTGAAGATAAGAGTATAACATTAGCTAGTGGTTCGACTACATCTGGAATTGCAGATGGAGCAGGATTTAATATTGCAGGAGCAAATGTATCAATGAGTTGGGAAGATTCCAATCAAAGATTATACTTTAATACAAATATTGCAGCATTAGGTTCAATAAGTTCATCAACTATTGTTGGTTTAAATGGTGTAAGTGTAACAGCATATTCGACATCAGTAGATAGTAGAATTGTAAGTTTATCAACCACATCAACTACATCTACAACAAGATTAAGTAGAATTGAAGAAAGTACCGCATCATTGAATTTATTTAGTGCAAGTGTAACTACATCATTAGTTTCTATAAATAACACAACGGCTAGTTTAAATACATCAATTACAAATATAAATTCAACTACTGCAAGTTTAAATACTGCAGTTTCGAATATAAATCAATTTACTCAGTCTACTAATACTAGATTAGGATTGTTAGAAACATCAACAGGAAGTTTAAATCAATTTAGTAGTTCAACTTTAAGTAGATTAACACTATTAGAAACATCAACCGGAAGTTTAAATAGTGCAACTGCAAGTTTATATATTTCAACATCTTTAATGACAGCATCAATTGTTTCATTAAATCAATTTAGTTCATCAGCAACGATGAGTATTGTAGAATTATATTGGACAGCATCAAATCACGAAGGAAGAATAGATTATATAGAATTACAAGCATTTGGTGGAGTTGACTTACAATCAGTTTCAGCATCATTGGCGGTTGTAAATTCCGTAAGTGGTAGTTGGATTACTGAAAGTGAAACTGGTTCATTTGAAAAAGTTGCATCAGCAACTCACACATTGGTATCGGGTTCATCTCAAGTTGTTTCTTTATTACCAACTGGAGTAATTAGTGGTTCATCACAAACAATCGCAAACTTACCTACGGGAGTAATTAGTGGTTCTTCACAAATATTAGGTGGCTCTACTATTCATAGTGGTTCTATTGGTGATTATCAATTTAATTCAATTGGAGTTGGAGCTGCTGCATCAACAACCACAGGTGAAATTAGAGCAATTGGCGATATTACTGCATATTATTCATCTGATATACGATTAAAAGAAAATATAGTTCCAATTGTAAACGCTTTAGAAAAGGTAAATCAAATTAGTGGTAACACATACGATTGGAAAGCGGGATATGAAGAAATACATTCTCATAAAGGAAACGATGTAGGAGTAATTGCACAAGAAATTGAAGAAATACTTCCACAAATTGTAACAAATAGAGATAATGGATATAAAGCGGTTCAATATGAAAAAATAATTCCACTTTTAATTGAAGCTATAAAAGAATTATCTGCAAAAATAAAAGATTTGGAAAACAAATAGATATTTATAATCGTATAAGGAATTTCTTATAATTTAACTAAAAAAAAGAGTAAACTAAAATGGGACTTAAATTTAGACGCGGTACTACCGCACAGAAATCCGGTTCGTTAGCATTCGGAGAACCCTATGTAAATACTACATTAGGAACATTACAAATTGGAGGAGAAACCGGTGATATTACATTAGGAGCATCAGGAACAGGAAGTCAGGGTTCATTCGCTGGCATTTCAGGTTCATCATTAGACATCACAGGAAACGCAAAAATTGATGGTAACTTAACATTAGGTGGAGCAATCACAATAGGTGATGCATCTGCTGATACTGTAAATGTTATAGCATCTTTAAGTTCATCACTTATTCCTCAAACAACAAACGCATTTGATTTAGGTTCTGCGACTAAAATTTGGAGAGATTTATACATCTCAACAGGTTCAATCAAATTTATTGGAGCCGGTGGTAATATTGTATCGACACTATCTATTACTGCAGCTGGTTCTCAAAATTTTCCAAATGATTTAGTCGTTAATGGATTAACAGTAGGTAAAGGATTAAATTCAGTAGCTAGTAATACTGCGGTCGGTGTAACTGCATTGTCTACAAATACAAGTGGTTATATAAATACAGCTATTGGTTCTAATGCATTGAAAGTTAATACAACAGGTGTTGGTAATACTGCAATTGGTGCAGATACTTTACAAGCTAATACAACAACAAATGCTAATACTGCAGTTGGTTGGGGTGCTTTACGATATAATACTGGTGCTAATGGTAATACAGCAGTAGGTTCAGGTGCCATGCAAAATAATACAACAGGTAATGGTAATACTGCAGTAGGAAATGCATCTCTAGCAACCAATACAACAGGTGTTAATAATACGGCTTTAGGTACAAATACTTTAGCTGACAATGTTGGTAATTATAATACGGCTTTAGGTACACTTGCATTAAGACTAAATGTAAGTGGTAGTAGTAATATAGCTATTGGACATGCTGCTTTAGAATGGCATACCACAGGTCAAAGCAATATTGCAATTGGGGATACTGCAGGATATTTAATTACTACGGGTTCTTACAATACAATAATTGGTAAATATACAGGTGAAGCATCCTTATCTAATAATATAGTTTTAGCAGATGGACAAGGTAATATTAAATATCGTTGGGATGGAACTAATAATAATCTTTATGGTAATGTAAATGTAACCGGTTCAATTATACCTGGTACAACAAGTACATATGATTTAGGTTCTGCAACTAATATATGGAGAGATTTATATATTTCAACTGGTTCAATTAAAGTTGTGGCAAATGGTACAGTTGTATCAACATTATCTACAAATGCAGATGGTTCTCAAACTTTCCCTAATGGTTTATACTCTCAAGCAAATATAGTAATTGGAACTGGTTCTTATGTAAATGTTGGCCAATACCAAATTGGTAGAAGAGGTACTAATCCTGATATGAATGTTGTTTTAGGTATTGATATAATGCCATCTTTAACATCGGGTGAAGGCAATGTGGGAATTGGTAGAAGCTCATTATATAAATTAACAACTGGGTCTGAAAACATAGCAATTGGTGACCAGGCTGGATTTGGTATAAGTGGTAGTAATAGTAATAATATTACCATAGGTTATGCTACGGCTATGACTATGACCGGTTCAAGTGTTTCTAATAACATATTTATCGGAACTAATGCAGCGGGTAAATTAAATAATGGATATTACAATGTCGGAATTGGTGACAATGCATTGAATGGTGTTGTCGATACCAATGATGTATTTATTAAAAGTACAGCATTAGGATATGGAGCAGGTGCATATTTATCAGGTAATAGTACAAACAACCTTTTATTAGGTGCAAATGCAGGCCCTATTTCATCTACTACGGAAAGTTATAAATTCTATGTAAGTAATGGTGATTATGAGTCACAAGCATTTATGCTTGGTAATATGGCAAATAATAGCAGAACATTATCTATCAATGCAGCAACAACTATATCAGGTTCAGTAACAGGAACTTCATTTAATGGTACAATTAACGCTAATAACGGAGTATTATCTGGTTCATTGCAAGCACAATTACCAGCAGGAGTAGTTTCGGGTTCATCTCAAATTACATATGCAAATATTTCTTCTATACCTGCAGGAATTGTTTCTGGTTCATCACAAACAATCGCAAACTTACCAACAGGTACAGTAAGTGGTTCATCACAAATTACTGCAGGTTCAACTACAAATTTTGCAACTGATGTAAAAACTCAATTGAACTCTAACACAGTTGTTTCTGGTTCATCTCAAGTAACTTTAAGTTCAACAACTGGATATGGTACAGTTATCAACCAAAACTTATTAACTACTTCAAATGTTCAACACGCTTCATTAGGAATTGGTATGGCAGCAAGTGGAACATCTGGTAGAATTGATGCAGCAAACGATATCGTAGCATTCTCATCTTCAGATATTCGTTTCAAAGAAAATATTACTCCAATTGAAAACGCATTGGATAAGATTTCTAAGATTAGTGGTAACACTTATGATTGGAAAGCTGAGAATAAAATTGAGCATGGATACGAAGGAAACGATGTGGGTGTAATCGCACAAGAAATTGAAGCAGTATTACCTCAATTAGTTCAAACGAGAGAAAATGGTTTCAAAGCCGTTAAATACGATAAATTAGTAGCATTATTAATTGAAGGTATTAAAGAACAACAAACACAAATCGAAAAATTAAGAATGGATTTAGATAATTACGAATGTAAATGCGATAATTGCAAATCTAAATAAATTCAAAAGGTTTATAATAAATGTATGATGTTTATTACACTACCGCAGGAGGACCCTGGTTCAATAGCGGAGCTGATATATGGGTAACTAATTGGATAGAAGAAGTGGCTCCTGATTTAGAAGTCAAGCCACTTCTTCTTTTCCATAGGCACAAACCTACAAATTACGAAGAATTTCCAATCGATATAGACCATATTTGGGAAACATCCGAAGATAAAATTATTGAAATCTTTGAAGGTGCAAGAAAGATACATATATTACATGGTCATTATACTCCAACCAGAGCTATTCATCAAAACCTGGAAAAGATTGACTCAATTGTATTCCATAATTTAACCAAAGTGTCTTTAATGGCACAACAAAATAAAGATGAATATTTGCACTGGTATGGTAATTGGGAATACGAAAACGAATTAATAAACAAAATTAAAAATAAAGTTTGGGTAGGATTGTATCATTTTCCATATGAAACGGAAAACTTACATCATATTCCAAATAATTATACATTTACACAAAACAAAGAACTTTCAACATCGGTAGAATTGGGATACGCAGCAAGAGTTGAAGGTAGAAAAAATGTTGAATATATGGATGGATTGGGTGGATTTATTTCGACTAATTCAGAAACATTTAACAAATATTATAAAAAGAAATATGGATACAAATTTGAGAAATCAAAAATTTACAAGTTTGATTACAAATATAAAGAAAGGTTCTATGGACTTGATTGGGGAATATCTCATTCTTGCTTTCAACATGAACCATTTGGATATGGAATATTTGAAGCAGTCGATTGGGGTAAATTACCAATATTACATGAAACATGGCATGTTCCACTTGACTATAAGTACAAAGCGATTGATGAGGAAACATTTAAAAAAACCTACCAAACAATTTGTCAGGATGATTACGAAACCCGTAAAGCAGAATTTGAAAAACTTAAGAATTGGATGATTAAAAACTTTTCTAATAAAGATGATTGGAAAGAAAAACTTTTAGATATTTATAACGGAGAATAACACTTTATACTATGGCAAGAACAAATTTATCGTTAGGTAATTTATACAGAGCAACGCAGGGTTCGACGAGAACTACTCAGCAAGTTTCAATGAACGCTATGAACGCAGCAGCTGGTACAGCCGCAGCATTTAGCTCATTTGCAGTCGATACTATAACTGCAAATCAACCAACATACACTTATATAGTAGAAAGCACATCAGAAACGGCAACGTTTTCTTTTGGTTCACAGGGTTCTTTACATGGAACACGAGTTGGTAGTGTAGCAGCAAATTACACAGTATCATTTAATAATGCAAATTTTTCGGTAGGTACTGCAACATTAGGTGCATCACCATCGTTTCCAATTACACCTGCATCAATTGCAGCTGCAAACTATTCTGAAGCTGAATCAGTTTTATCAATGACATATGCAGATGGATATAATTTAAATGCAACGGGGTATAATACTACATCTACAAAAACATTATACGCAGTAGATGTTTATAATACAATCAATCAACCTGATTTTTGTTTATTATTTGGTACAAAAGTAAAATTATCAAACAATACCGAAATTAATGTTGAAGATTTAAATGTTGGTGATACCATTAAAGCATGGGTGCCAGCAGGATTACCCGATGAGAATTTAGATGCAGAATCTGACCAAATAGAATGGCGTTTTCATCAATTAGATTCATTAGAAGGTGTATCACAAGATGTAATAGTTTCCGATTTGACTTTTAACTTTGCATCTGGTTATTTTTCAATAAATAATGGTGCAATAAAAGCAACAGGTACTCACCCATTATTTGTATGGGATAATGAGATTGGAAAATATAAATTTAAGAATGTAGAAGATATTCTTCCTGGTGATAAATTGGTAAAAGAAGATGAAACCGAAGAATTGGTTTATGATATAGCAATAATAGAAGCAGATATTGAAATTGTAACTGTGAATGTTGAAAGTGCTGACGTTTATATTTCAAACGGATATATTTCACATAATAAAGGTACAACAACACAACCATCTATCCCTGCAGCCGGTTTAAGAATGTATGTTGACCCATCAAAAACCTCATCATTTGGAGCTGGTACATTGCCAGCAACTGGAACTCCAACTGTAGATTTATTAGACTTGACAGGATATGGTACAGGTATTAGACCTGGAGCACAATCACCTTTAGAGAGAGCGAGTTCAAATCCGGCATACAATAATGGTGCAACTAGAAAAGAAAGATATTATTCTTTTGATGGTGGTGACTTATTTTATAAAGATACTGCATCAAATATAAATGGTGGCTTATCTCAATTCAATACTAATACTGGTACAATCCATATGTGGGTAAGACCTACTACAACATTGGGTACAACTACAAGACACATTTTTGACTACGCGGGTTTTTATGGTTTAGCAATTGAATCGTCAGATAGTTCTACTTTAAATAGAGTAAAATTCTATGGTAGTACATTAGGAAATAGTGCACAATTAACGACATCATTATCAGCAAATGTTTGGTATATGATTTCAGCAACATTCCAACCATCAGGAACTGTAACAGTTTATGTAGACGGAACATCGGTAGGAACATTTACGGCAGCAGCATTTACGGCACCTGCATCTACTAACTATTTAACAATTGGTAGTAATAGTGCAAGAACAACGTTTTGGAATGGACAAATAGGACCAGTATTGTTCTATAATGTATTACAAAATTCGACAAAAGTAACAGAAACATATAATTATTTCTCTCCAACATACAAATAACATTTTGTTGTTTTGATTGAAAATTTTATATTTATATTGAGAACTAATAAATTTAAATTAAAGATAACATGGCAGAAAAAATCGTATCACCAGGTGTATTTACGAGAGAAAATGACCTTTCATTCTTGCAACAAGGTGTTGCAAACATCGGTGCAGCTTTCATAGGCCCTTTCAAAGAAGGCCCGTTAGTACCAACAATCGTAAATTCACAAACTGAATTTGAAACATTATTTGGAACAGTAGATGACACATATTATACTCCATTAGCAGTACAAAATTATTTAAGAGAAGCAGGAACTGCAACTATTTGTAGAGTAGCTGGTGTTGGTGGATATACCGAAACCGCTCCTTTATTAATAAGTGCAGTTAACTTAGGACAGATTGATTCGTTATTAACATCATCAGCAGGAACAAATTATTCAGCATCAGATGGTACTTCAAATGGTACAGCCCCTATATATTTTCAGGGTGGTACATTTGCAACAAACCCATCTGCATCGGCAACTATTACAAATGGTACAATTAGTGCAATTACTATATCTCAAAAAGGAAGTGGATTGACAGTAGCACCTACTTCAATATTCGTATCACAATCAGCTGCAAGACTTGCAAGTGATATAGTTACTGCTAGTTTTGATATCACATATGATGTATCTGGTTCAACTGCAGCAATTTTATTTAATACCGCAGTAGGAGCAAACGCAGGTTTTTCAGGTTCAACTTTAGCAGATAACAATGGTAATGGTGATTTTTACTTAAGTAATGGATTAAACACATCGGCATCTTTAAAGTTAACAGATACAAACGATGTTGAAGCGGTATTCGGAACATCTGCAATGGGTTCAAAAGCAGCATATGTACATGGATATTTCAAAAATAGTGGTATTAATTTTGATTCTCATGCATCTGCAAGTATAAATGTATTGGGCAACCAATTATTTAATTTTGATGCACAAGAAGCTCAAACACCAATTATTAAATCACAAACTATTAGTGGTATAAGAGAAGATTTATTCCGTTTTGAAACAATCGGAGCAGGTAACACATCTAATACAAAAATAAAAGTTGGAATTACAAATATAAAAGCAGCAGGTTCTATAAATGGTACCGATTATGGTACATTTACTATTGTTATAAGAGATTTTAATGATACCAATAAAAAGAAAATAGTATTAGAGACATATTCAAATGTAAACTTAGACCCCAACTCTCCAAACTATATTAGTAGAGTAATTGGTGACAGAAAAATAACAATCGCATCAGATGGTAAAATTTCTGAAACAGGTGATTGGGTTAATAATTCAAAATATGTTAGAATTAAAAACTTAAATGAATCGGCACCGGTTCAAGCAGTTCCGTTTGGACATACAGCGTATCAATTACCAGTTTCTGCATCCGCAGCAGTTGGTTCAAAAATACCTGCAGTATCATTCTTAACCGCATCGGTGACACAATATGGTGGTATTGATTTAGATTTTAATACCGACAACTCAATTTACCTAAAACCAATCCCAACAGGAGTAAGTGTAGGTTCAAATTCAGTATTTGGTTTAGACGCAACAAATGGTGGTACATTATCAGTAGGTGATGCAGCTGCACAATTTGTTGTAGCATTTCAAGAAGGTTTTGATGGTATGTCACCGGCAACTCCAATTTATACTGGAACAAATATAACTGCAACTAATTCACAAGGATTTGATTTATCAACATCTTTAAAAAGTGGTTCAGTAGCATACGCTAAACACATATCTGCATTATCTAACGCTGACGAATTTGATATCAATATGGTTGTAACTCCGGGTGTTATTAGAAGATTACATACTTCAGTAATAACTTCAGTTTTAGATATGGTTGAACAAAGAGATGATTGTTTCTATATTATGGATACAACGGCAGCAGCTGATTCAGTTTTACAAGCTACAACACAAGCTGACGCAGTTGATTCAAATATGGTTGCAACTTATTATCCTTGGATTAAAACAGTTGATGCTAACACAAACAAATTAATTACAGTTCCACCATCGGTATTATTACCAGGTGTATTTGCAAATAATGATAGAGTAGCAGCAGAATGGTTCGCACCAGCAGGTTTGAATAGAGGTGGTTTGACAGGCGCAGTTAGTGTATTGAATAGATTAACTCAAACTGAAAAAGATGATTTATACGAAGGTAAAGTAAATCCAATCGTACAATTCCCAGGACAAGGTATCGTAGTATTTGGCCAAAAGACATTACAAGATAAAGCATCTGCATTAGATAGAATTAATGTAAGAAGATTATTATTAACAGTTAGAAAGTACATAGCTTCTACTTCAAGATATTTAGTATTCGAACAAAATACATCTACTACTAGAAACGCATTCTTAAACATTGTAAATCCTTATTTATCATCAATACAACAAAACCAAGGTTTATACGCTTTCAGAGTTGTAATGGATGACACTAATAATACTCCAGATGTAATTGATAGAAACATTATGAAAGGTGCTATCTTTTTACAACCAACTAAAACGGCTGAATTCATTCAAATTGATTTCAACATTTTACCAACTGGAGCAGCTTTTAACGGATAATTTAAAAAACAGATATTTATAATAAATAAATCAGAGAACAATGCCAGAAATTTACGAATACGACAAGATATTTTATAAGAATTGGGAACCAAAATTAGCAAACAGATTCATAATGGAAATCGGTGGTATCGAAACCTATATGATTAAAACGGCTAACAGACCAACTTTTACATCAGAAACGGTAGAATTAGACCACATCAATGTTAAAAGAAAGATTAAAGGTAAATCAAACTGGGATGATATCACTATCACTCTTTATGACCCAATTGTACCAAGTGGTGCACAGCAAGTTATGGATTGGATTAGATTATCACATGAGTCAATCACAGGTAGAGATGGTTACGCAGCATTCTACAAGAAAACTATTTCTTTCTATACTTTAGGACCAGTAGGTGATAAAGTTGAAAAATGGACATTAGAAGGTGCATTTATCACATCAGCAAACTTTGGTGAAATGGATTGGAGTAACGCAACTGACCCAGTTTCAATTGAATTGACTTTAACATTCGACCAAGCTATATTAGAATACTAATCTAATTAAAAATTATATAAAGAAAGGGGATGCAGAAATGTTATCCCCTTTTTATTTTTTTTAAAAGCAGATATATATAATAAACACAAAAGTTATATTATGAGTGAAAACATTGAACCAAATTTTTCAAGAGGTTTAGGCCCAAACATCCAACCTCAAACAAGTAAAAATTATCCTTTCCCAACGGAAATTATTAGTTTACCATCAAAAGGATTAGTATATCCTGAAAGTAGTCCATTATCAAAAGGTGAAATTACAATCAAATTAATGACTGCAAAAGAAGAAGATATTCTTACTTCTACCAATTTAATTCGTAAAGGATTGCATTTGGATAAGTTATTAGAATCAGTAGTAATAGAACCTGGAGTTAATATAAATGATTTATTAATTGGTGACAAGAACGCAATTCTTATTACTTCTAGAGTGTTAGCATTTGGACCGGATTATGTAATTGGATTTTACGATAAAGAAACAGGATTAAATGAAGATATTACGGTTGATTTATCTAAAATAAAGATAAAAGAAATTGATGAAACATTATTGAATAGAAATAATGAATATGATTTTATTCTTCCAATTTCAAAAACTCCAATTAAATTTAAATTACTTACACATGGTGATGAAATTGTAATTAATAAAGATATAGAAGCTGCAGAAAAAACATTAAAACAAAGTAATGAAATAACGGCTAGATATAGAAAAATAATTACAGAAGTTAATGGAAATAAAGATGTTGGAACTATTAGTAATTTTGTTGTCAATCAATTAAGAGCAGGAGATTCAAAAGCTTTAAGAGCACATATGTCAAAAATTACTCCTGATTTAGATTTAACATTTGATTACACTTATCCTGTAAGCGGTGAAATGGAGGCACTTCGTATCCCATTCGGGACTGACTTTTTTTACCCTGCCGACTAACTATTCAGTAGCATTACATGAGAAACTATTCCAAATGGTCTACAATTCAAATGGTGGATTTAATTGGAGTGATTTATATTTTATGCCTACAAAGTTGAGAGAATTTTATTGGAGAGAATTATTAAAAATTAAAGATGGTGAAAGAGATAGACATGACAAAGCAATGGCGTCTGCCAGAAATAAAAACACACCTGCACCATCAAAAACATCGAGAAGATGATATTTATACTAAACTATCCCCATGTCTAAAAAAGTATTAGTAGAAATTAGTGCAATTAAGAGATTGTTAGATTTGTTTTTGAGACCAAAATCAAGACAAAAAGAACAAGATTTTATTATTAAACTAAAACAAACTGACCCTAAATTGGGTAAAGTATATTCTCAATGGGATAAAGATAGAGTAAATTCTTTACAAACCATGAAGAAGTTTTTAGATAGACATAATATAGATAGTTCTAATATAGACAAAGTTCTTAATAAACAATATTAATGGCAGATAATTCACAAAGACGTTTAACGGAAGCCGCACAAGAATTAAGAACTCAGGCCGATATAGTAAAACAATTACAATCGGCAGTACAAGAGTATCAAAGATTAAAACAACTAAAAGAAGAAACATCTTTATATGATTCTCGTGCCATAAGTGATATAAATGGACAAATCAATGCTTGGAAAGAAGTAAACAGAAATGTTGATAAAGTAAATGAGCAATTACAGGAAGCAAGAGGTACATTGGTATCTATGTCGAAAGAAACTGCAAAATTAAGAAAAGAATTTGACAAAGAAGTTGAATCAATAGAGGCTGTTACCGAAAATTTCAAAGAATTAGAAGGTCTACAACATAGTATTACCAATCAATATGGTAAACAAAGTAATGAGGCCAAAAGAATGAATGCGGTTATAGACCAAACAAAAGTTATGACTTCTTCGATTGGTGAGTTCTTAAAAGAAAATTTGGATATAGAAGGAGACCAACGAGAAGCAATATTGTCTACTTTAAATGCATATAAAAAATTCCCAGCTACTTTAAATAAATTACAAAAACAAAAAGATAGAGGTAAAATAACGGAAGATGAATTAAATGAAAGTGTAGTTAAATTAGCAGAACATTGGGAAGATGTTTCCTCTCAAATCAATTTTAGTGATAAAAAATTAAAAGGATTAAAGAGAACCATTAAATCAATGGGAACATTTACAATGTCAGAAGCAGCGGCATCAAATGCATCATCTAAATCTAGAAAAGACGCAGATGAAAAAAAAGAATTGAGAGATATGGCTCAATCTACTTTATTAGATGCAATACCTGTAGCTAATGATATGAAAGAGTTGTTCGGTTCAAAAAATAGATTACAAGCAGCTGCTGCAGGGGCAGCGGTTGGTGCAGGTATTGCACAATTAATCACAGGTTATAAGCCAGAATTTGTTCCAGACGAATATGCATTTTTAGGTCAGAGTATGTATATGACCGATATTGCAAAAGCTCAAGCGGATTTAAAAGTATTTGAAGCTGAGTTTGGAAAAAATTTAAAGTTTGACGGAACACAATCTCAAGAACTAAAAAAATACGGAAAGGGATTGGTCTATATGGCGAGAGCAACATCCGATTTTAATTATCAAATGCAAGGTTTAACGGCAGCATTTAATGCAGCTTCTCAAACGGCATTTATGGGTGGAGGACTTGGTAGTGTGGAATATAATGCAGGTCAATTGGAATTGGCCGGTGTAAATGCACAAACTATTGCAGGTGCTATGAATACGTTATCATCTGGAGCAAATACCGGTGATAAAAGTATAGGTGCAAGAATGGCAGTATTTGCAAAATGGTCTGGAGTGAGTGAAGGTAATTTAGCTAATATAGTAAATGCATACAGAAGATTGACAGGTACAAATGCAAAAGATGCATTAAGTATGACATATGCAGCAGCACTAAAAGCAGATAAAGCCGGAGTTAATCCAAATGATATTTTAAATGATATGGCGGAAGCTTCAAGTAAACTATATTCTTTTAATATTAGAAATGAAGCATCATTTAGTAGACAAGTTTTGGAATTAAGAAAGATGGGTACTAGTTTTAAATTTGCAGAAGGAGCTAAAGGTGCTGTTTTAAATTATAGAGAAACTATAATGGCCCAACAAAAGTTATCTGCTATGTTAAATCAAAGAGTAGATTTCACAGAAGCATTGGCATTGGCAGCGGGCGGAAATTATGCTGCAGCATATAAAAATATACAAGAATCAGGAACATTAGAAGCAGTTAGAAATGGTGGACTATTTGTACAAGACCAATTTAGTAAAATATTTGGTATGAGTATTGATGAACTGAGTAATAGGCAATATGAAACATCAAATAGGTCATCATTAGCTAGTACATTAACAGGCCAAAACGCTGGATTTTTGGGTAGAACTTCTGCAGCAGAGTTAAGTAAACAACAAACGGACGCAACAATTGCAATGACTAAAGCAATTACGGACGCAAAATTTGACCAATATATAGATGTTGCAAAAACAACAGATGAAACATATAGAAGATTATTTTTTCGTATACAAAGACTTGAAGCACATCAGTCTTATATGGAAAATTTATTTAAAAACATATTAACAGCCGTTTTATCTGGAGCTGGATTATTGTTTGCAAATGGTATTTTCAAAGGACTAAAGGGCCCCGCTTTGACAAACGCACCTGCAGGTCAAACTGGTGTACAAAGATACATTCGTAATGGTAAACCAGGTTCCCCAATTGTTCCAGAGTTTACTGCAACGGGAGCAGCCAGTCCTCAATTTAATATGGTTAAAAATTTGGGGAAAAATCCAACATTTGTAGATGCAGCAGGAAAACCAATCATAGGAGAAGGAATTGGTGCAGGGTTTCCTAACGCCAAAGCATATGGAAATTATTTTACAAATGGTGGATTTAATCAAAACTTTGTTTCAGGAATAAAACCAAAAATGAATTTCGGTTCAATGCTGGGAGTGGGCATGACAGGATATGATATGTATAATAGATACCAAAGTGGACAAAGTGGTCTACAATCGGTAGTATCACCGGCAACCGGTTGGGGAACTGCAGCTGCAACGGTTGCCGCAGTACAACCTCTAACTGCACCATTAAAAGGTTTTTATGGTGTAGGTTTTGCATTGGATTTAATAGCAGGTGGAGTGGGATATATGGCCGGCTCGTATGGTGCAGATAAAATATTTGAAGCGACCAAACCCAATAGTTACTTCGATGCGCTAGATACCACCCCAATGACTCCTCAAGAAATAGCAGAACAAGAGGCCTATAACCGAAACACCGCACCACCGATGCCAATGTCAGTTCCAGCAGGAGACCCACTATTAATTGCAATTGAAAACATAGAAGCAATGGTTGCAAGTATTGCAGGTGCAGGTGCAGGTACAACCAAATTGATATTGGATGGTAAAGATATTACAAATTCGGTAAAAACTTACATGAATAATAATAAAACAACAGAACAAGGTCAGGCATTCAAAGCAGCCATAGGCAAATAATACTACAAAATAATCTTATTAGATATTTATAATAAATAAATTATAAATGCCCCAATTTCTTAGAAATTTATATTTAGACGGATTTAAAGGAGTAGAAAAGATAGAAGCACCTACTAAAGATAGAATAGATTCTAAACTTTTCAACGGCCCATATCAAGTTGTACAAGATTTATTTACTGCAGAAACAAATCCAAACGGCCCAAGAATTCTCTTATATAAAAATCTTCCAAAATTATATAATACCGATTTAATAAGAATTGAATCAGGAGGCTCTATTGACCTCGCTAGAACGATGGCAGTTAGAGGTACTAGATATAATGACCCAGATAAGAAAGGAAAAATGGGTTTCAATTTGGGAAATTTATTTGGCGGGTCGGCAAATAGACCATCCGATACTATTTTTGAAAGTAAATTAGGTGCACCAATTTCAAAAGGTACACAACCTGTAAATGGTGATTATAGTGGTTTAAAATATGCAGTTGAAGAAGGCAAGGATTATTTTGTATCACAGGCCCCAATGGATTCTAACTTTTTAACTGGATTACTAAAAGGAAATACAACCGATATTGCACAAAATGTCGTAGGTAAAACCGCAGATGCGTTGGCAAGTGCAGTAAGAAAAGGTGCAGTTAAATTATTAACTGGTAAAAGAAAAAAAGGTAAAAGTACCTACCAATCCAATGCAGAATTAATTCCAAATACCTATAAAAAACAAAATTCCGAATATTTTAAAACACCTTTAAAAGCCGAAGGATTTTTAAAAAGAACGGATGGTAAAATTAGTAATTGGGATGATATAAATGATGAATTATTAAATAAAGTAACATTTACAAAAACAGAACTTGATAAAGTTATTGAAAAAAATTTAAAAACATCGGTAGCATACATTCAATTTCAAGCCAATAATGCAGATAAATATTTAGTATTTCCAGCTGCCATTGGTGATATAACAGAAAATATACAACCTGAATGGGGTAATTATAGATACGTTGGTTCACCATTTAAAGTTTATAGGTATCTAGGTGTTCAAAGAGAACTTAAATTTGATTTTAAAGTATATTGGTTAGATACTAATAGTGGTGGTACAAACCAAATGTATGTGATGAGTAAAAAATTACAAGAATTGAAAAAACTGGCCTTCCCACAAGAAAAATTAGCTGTAATTCAATTGGGCGGTGTATCAAATTATGCACCACTTGCATTTACACCAAATATAATTAAATTTAGTTTGGGTAATTTATATAAAAATTTAAATTGCATAATAACATCGATGGATATGCAAATTGATAATGATGTATCTTGGGCATCCGATGACCCATTTTTTGCAACGGCTGGTTCGGAAACAATTACATATCCAACGGTGGTTAATGTGTCTATGGGTTTAACAATTTTGGAAACGCATATGATAAATGGAACAGATGCAACGATAACTTATAATATGGATACATTGTCCAAAACACAAGCAACGAATACTGACTATAAAACATCTTCTACCGCAGAAGACTTAGCAAAATGGACAAAAAACCATTCTTCAAAATCATAATAAAAATGGCAAATAGATACACATATAGTAAAACACTAACAACCGAAGAAACCAAAAAGAAATATTTAGAATCAATAATTTATCCAAAAATAAAACCAACGGACAACGATATTTATATTATAACAGATTTATCAGATAGATTGGATTTATTGGCTCACAAATATTATGGAGATAAAAATCTATGGTGGATTATTGCAACTGCAAATAATTTAAACGATGCAACTTTATCGATAGAAACCGGTAAACAATTAAGAATACCATCCGATGTTTCAACCATAATTGCAGATTTACAAAAAATAAATAAATAAGTTATATGAATAATACTTACCCATTGAAAAAATGGATGGTTGAGGTATTTAAAGAAAGAGAAAAATATCCATGGGGTTCAAATACCAAAATGCCATTTTTTATAATGTCTTCCGCTTCACGAGTTATAAAAGATTCACCATCTGCAGACCAACAAGAGATATTAGAAAAAATTGGAAAAATAGCAAAGGGTGAAATTGGTAGTTCCGCTGATTATAATGGGTGCGTTATAACTAATCGAGTGAATACGGTATTATTACATGAAATAAATTATCAATCCGATAAATCATTTGTTGGTTATGATTTTAATGGCAAAAAAATTACTACATTAAATGAAACCGGTAGAGTTATATCACACCCAATAATTGAATCTTTAAATATAAATACGGATGGTACTGGTAATACTATGAAAATTGCAAGTGTCCATATTCGTTTATTTTCCATCAAACAACTTGAAATGTTTGAATTATTTTTTTGTAAAGGTGTGGCACCAATTATGATAGAATTTGGTGATAATTTAATGGGAAATGATTTGATTAAATCTGGTATAATTGAAAATAAAAATAATTATGAAAAATTTGTAACTAATTGGATTGATTATTCAAATCCATCAATACCATCTTTTCAAAAATATTTAAAAAAATGTGAAGATTCAAAAGGAAGTTATGATAGAATGGTCGGTAGAGTTTCGGCGTATTCATATAAAATAGAACCTGATGGAACATATATAGCACAATTAACAATAACACAAGGTAACGAAATATCTTATTTATTACCAAAATCGTTTAATGCGCAACAATATACACCACCTGAAATGCCAACTGACCCCAAACCAACCAAATTTCAGGAACTTTGTTATACCATTTCCAATCCAAGCTTAGGTTTACAAGGTGTTGAATTGGATTATTTATTAAAATTAAATCCGGCAGAATGGGAAAAAGAATTTTTTAACTGGTATAAAACGGGTGATGCAAGTTTAAAAAGAACTGCAAGTGCGGTACCATATCTATCTTTAAAATTTGTATTAGAAGTTTTATTAAATAATGTGGTTGCATGGGGTGGTACTGACCCAAAGCTTACCTTTTATTCACCAAATGGTGACCCAACGGGTGCAAAATTTTTTAAAATAGATGATACCACATCAGAAACTATAATACCAATTACTATACACAAATATAGAGTTGCGTTTGATGAAGATGTATTATTTCCAAATGAAGAATTACCAAATTTTAGTATAGATAAAAAGGGAAAAATTGTAGGAGATATTAAAAATACAATAGATGCGAGAATAAATGGAAAATCGGTTATAGAAAAACGAAAAATAAAATTTATAGAACCAAATGGAAATGAAGTACCATTAGAAGCATCTGGTGACAATAGAATAGGTAATGCATTAAATATTTTTATTAGTTATAATGTGGTAAAAACTGCCTGGTATAGTTCGTATAGTAGAATAGATTTTATAGCAAACATATTAGAATTAATAAATGGAAAAAGTTTTGGCCAATATAAATTAATATATGCAAATTTAATGACCGATAGTAAAGCAACTATTATGGATAGTAAATTATATATAAAATCGGAACATATAAAAGAAATATTGGAAGATAGAGAAGATTATAGATTTAAACCATTGTCGGTAAATTCCATAGTTAGAGATTTTGCATTTGATTTTGATAACACAGATTATATAGCAGCTATGTCACTTTGGAATTATAACGCATTCCTTGCAGCTAAAAAATACGATGTTAAAACTTATCAATTGACATCACAAGATAGGGTTTCATTATATACTTCAATGGCAAATCATACTACAACTGAAGGATATTATGTTTTAGACCAAATTATGTATCAAAATTTGACACAACCCATATCAAATAATAATAAAGATAAAGATAATGAAAAAGAATCTGGCAGTCAAAAGGAAGATGATATTAACAAAGCGTCAATAAAAGATTTAATTAAATTTGTATTACCAAAATATACTGAACCAAAAACAATGGTTGTTAAAAATCCGGATTGGGTATATTCTTTTATGGGACTTGCTAGAGAAGAATATACTTTAAAAAAACAGCAAGTGCCAACAAACATTAAAATAAGTTTAAAAATAGATGGAATTAGTGGTATAAATTGTGGTGAATTGATACAAGTTGATGGTGTTTCGGAATTATATAATGAATTGGGTAGATTTAGAATTCAAAATATAATTCATGATATAAATTTAACGGATGGTTGGGTAACAACAATAGATGCTTTTTGGCAATGGGTTTAAAATAAAAACTATGTATACTGATATTGTAAGTAATTTGAATGCATTTAAAATGGATATTCCCAAAACAATAGTACCATCACCAACGACTAAAGACTATGAATTGGGATTTATAAGAAGATATTTTATCCAAATCGAAAATGATAGTAACGGGCATTTATTTGAAATAGATGAAGAAACCCATACAAAATATAGTGAAAATCCATTATGGAAAGTGGTTAGTATAAAATGGAGAATATCTGGTCCGATTGAAACGACCTACGATTTAAATGGTTTAGAATTGGATAAAGGTGTTAGAAATTCAAATAAAGCGGCAATCGGACTTGCATCTTCAAAAATTAAAAATATAGGATTATATCTTCCTAATCTTTTACAATTTTATAAATAGGTTGAACAAAAATCATATAAAAATTTGATAATTAAAATAATTTTGATTATATTTGTTTTAACCCAATAAATCAAATGAAAAGAGAACCAATTCATATTTATTCATTAAGACAAAAACATTGGTCGGAATAAATTTGGTAAAGTCATAAAAAAATCGTAAATTAGAAGAATATGAAGATAATAGAAAATAATCATATCCTTCTTTCTTTTTGCCAAAACCATAAACCAATTCAGTTAATGGTTCCAGTATGGAGTTCACCTAGAGCACATCAATTTGATTGTAGCATATCGTTTTTATATTTAAGAACGGAGGATGAGGAGTATATTATTAATTTCAACCACATAGACGCACAACAATGTAAAACTGTTAAGATTGATAGATTAGCAAATCCAAATACATTGGTTTTAGGAAATCGTTATATAGGTAGCATAGGGATTGATTATGAGTGGGCATATTTTGAAGAGAAAGGTATTCCATTTGTATTCAATGAGTTCGCAGAAGAGGTTTATAGAGGGTATAGAGTAGACTTTAAAGAATTGAATGATTGTGTTCCATTATTGAAATGGTATGAATTACTTTCTAAAATAGAAATTATCAAATCGGACAATAAATGGAATAGACAATATTCACAATCTATCAGTTTATTAGGAAGGTTGGAAGGGGCTGGGGTAAAAGTCGTAGAGGAAAATTTTATTGATAGTTTTGCGTTCAATCCCAAATATCTTCGTAATGGTTTTGTGTTCACGCAATACAACCCGTATACCACAACAGGTAGACCCTCCAATCGTCATTTAAACATCAATTACTCTGCTTTAAACAAATCGGATGGTAGTAGGTCTAATTTCGTTAGCAGGTTCGATAAGGGTACTCTAATTCAATTTGACTATGAGTCTTATCACATTCGTTTAATTGGTAAGTTGGTTGGATATGAATTTCCTTTGGGAGAGACTGCTCACCAACATCTTGCAAAGTGGTATGGGATAGAGGACTATAATGAATCTAAGGGACAAACCTTTAAGTATCTTTATGGAGGATTAGATGATGTAGCTCGTCAAATACCATTCTTTCAAAAGGTAGATGTGTATGTTAAAGACCTATACAAAAAGTTCATCATCTCCGGAAAGTTAATAACACCTATCTTTGGAAGAGAAATTCCATTTAGTAGAATTGAAGGAGCAAACGAACAAAAGGTATTTAACTATCTATTACAAGCTTTGGAGACTGAAATCAATTATAAGAAATTAAGAGAGTTGATGCAATGGTTGGATGGGAGAAGGTCGAAATTGATACTTTATACCTACGATGCGTTCTTAATTGATACTCATCCAATGGAGAAAAGTGAGATTTTAAATTCTCTAACGACTATATTAGAAAAAGGTAATTTTCCAGTTAGAGCTTATGAAGGTAAGAATTATAACGATTTGGAGGTTATAAGTTAAAATTTTATATTTATATCATATAATTATATCCAATTAATAAACAATAATATGCGTTTAATAGACCTTATCCCACTAAAAGAGATTGATTTTAGAAATCAAGCTGCATTTGACACTTATAATAAACAACATAAGTTAAGACCTGATACAAAAGTTAATATTGCAGGTAAAAATACAACTGCAGGTCAAGCTGTACAATCATCTACTACAGTTAAAGGCACATCGGTATTTGGTGGTAAAGCTCCATCTACCAAAAAAGGAAGTAATGATGATGTGGATGTATCTGATTATAAAACTGATGGTGAAGGTAAAGTTTTGTACAAAGGTAAAAAAGTAGCAGATTATAGATATAATATTAATACCGATGAACTTACACTTAATACAAAAGATGGAATAGAAGTATTTGACACACATAAAGATATGTACAAATATCTACAAAAAAAGAAAGAAGAAGAACCAAAGAAACAAGGATTTTTATCTAAAATGGCTAATATGTTTACCAATAAAGATGGAGGTGGTGATAAAAAATCAGATACATCATTATCTTCAATCATACCAACTGGAGATGCAACAAAAGATGATTTTTACAATGCAGGGGAAACACTTAGACAAATGGGATGGAAGCCTGATGATATAGCTAAACGCATAGGTGATAACTTACCTTATATGGATGATGAAAAAGATATTCCAATGATGAAAAATTCAGATGATAAAGAAGATTGGATAAATCTATATAAAAAATCTATTGCAATGAAAAAAGCAGGATATAGTAGTAGTGAAATAGCAGATAAATTAAGAGCAAATTTATAATAAATAGTATGAAATTAATAAACCTTATCCCATTACATGAGATTGATTTTCCATCTCAGGCAGCATTTGACACTTATAACAAACAACATAAGTTAAGACCTGATACAAAAGTTAATATTGCAGGTAAAAATACAACTGCAGGTCAAGCATCACAAGTTAAAGGTACATCGGTATTTGGTGGTGATAAAAAACCAGATGCAAGTTTGAACGGAATATCTACATTGAATAAAGCAAAACCAGAAGATTTAGTACCATCCGTTGAAAATCATTTGAATAAAGTATCCGGTGGTGAAGGATATGCACAAATAGATGATGGTAGTGGTGCAATTGTATATAATATGGGTGATGGAGATATGCCAACCTATACTTTATATATGGGAAAAGAAGGTAATAAACATCGTGTTTCATTGGAACCTACTTATGGTAACGACCCTAAAAAACTACAAGGTAAAATTGATAAAAGTTTTGATAAAGTTCAAGATGCTATAAAGTTTATGGGTGATGTTGCAAAGAAATATAGGAAAGAATTAGAAATGGATGACAATAAAAAATCAGATACATCTTTATCTTCAATGATACCAAATAAAGCAACTCAAAAATACGACCCAGCAACTGCTTTCAATCAAAAAGTAAGTAAAATGACGGATAATAACGACCATTCAGCCGCAGCAGTTGAACTGGCAATTTATATGGATGATAAAGAAGCCGTACAAAAATTACAGCAAATTAAAAAACTACGTGATAATAGAGGATATTTAAGACCATCGGAAGCAAAAGAAAGAGGTGAGATGGTTAATACCCTTTTACAAAGAGCTCAAAAAGAACTTCCAAAGAAAGATTTTGATTTGGTTAGTAGTGCATTTTAATAAAAACAACAATAGAAGATGTCAATAAATTTCCAAGAAATCCTTAAAGAATTAGAATATCGTGTAGAACATGGTATTATTGATTTGACCAGAGAGGAACAAGTTACAACATTAGCAGAAATATTAAGAGAAAATGGTATTCCTAATGCCAACCAAATGGCGCAAAAGGTAAGAGTATATTTCAGTTATATTAATGAAGCTTCAATTATAGAAAAAGGTATTACCAAACCGAAATCAAATAAAATTGTAAAACCAACAACTATTGGTGGTAAAAAGAAAAGTGGATTAGCAGCTGACGCAACCGCAAAGCGTGTTATACATTTGGGTAAAGGGTATTACGGCCCATCAAAAGGTAAACCTGCTACATACAAACGAGATGATAGTGGAACAAAACTAATTAAAATCAAACCAGGTGAGGCCCCGTCGTATAATGCAAGTCAAAATGCACCTGAAAAAGAAAAAGCTGGGGGCGGTGATGGTGGTAATAATACAAAAAGTGGTGGTAATAAACCAGAAGCACCAAAACCAAATATCCCTTCTGCAGAATTTAGAAACAATGCGGAAAAAAGAGCAGCAGCTGAAAAAGATGGTCAACAAGCTAAAGCTGCAGGTATACAATTTACAAGTGCAGAACAAAGAGAAATTTGGGAAGGTTTAAATGATGGAGATTTAAGTGTGTTGGATAATACAATAGAAGATTTATCATATAGAAGAGATAATGGTATTGCGGGTATGGGTGGTGCAGTTGCATCTTATGGTGAAAACGAACTTACTAATTTTTCAAATGAATTGAATGATGCGGGTGGATATGAACAATATTATATGGATAATGAAAAAAATATTAAACCATATAGAGATGAGTTTTTACAAGCACCGGTAAATGCCGTTGAAAGAAAGCAAAAAGAAAAACTTACACAAGAAACAGCAGATGCATTGGGATTAGATAGAAATAAGGATTATCAAAAAATTGTTAGTTATATTGCAACTAGAAATCATTATGGTGATTTTGAATATAATAGATTAAAAGATGAAAAAGCTAAAGTTTGGATAAATGGTGGTTCAAAAGGATTTGGCAAAAATAGAGAAGCACTTAAAGCTTGGACGGACGCACAATTTGATGGTGCAATAGCAACAAATATATTAGTTAAAACTAATAGTAATATAGATACATCAAAACCATTTAAGGTATTACAATCAGAACCAAAAGAACATGACCAAGCGGTTTTACAACATTTAAAAACTCAATTAAAATATGCAAAGGGTGCGGACAAGCAACACTATGAGCATGAAATTGACGCATTTGAACATTTGGGATTCCATGATACATACGCAATTGGACATGATAAAAAGGGCAGAACAACTGTGTTTAGTATTTCAAATAAAAAAGGAAATTATTTAGAAGATATGTGGAATAATAGTAGTCCCGCAGCTGCATTAAATTTGATTAAAAATTCTTTCGGCCCTAAAGTTTCCAATAAAGTCGTTGATATCTTACAAGCTGGTGTAATAGCTGCCACCGATAGTAAGAAAGGAACGAATATGGCATTTGCTAATGCTAGATTAGATAGTGGGATGATTGCAATGTGTGAACTTCCTGATATGGAAAAATATATGGATACAATGAAAGGTAGTGCAGCATTTAATAAATGGTTAGACGAAAATGATATTGCACCTAAAAAAACAGGAGACTGGTTAAAAGCTGCACAAGATTATGTAAGACAAGCAGATGGTGATGTTGCTTATGATAAGTTTGGAAAAATATTTACAAAAATTGGAGAAAATAGTAAGATAGATAAGTTTAGAAAAGAAAATCCAGGAATAGATTATAATTCATTATCTATACAATCTGCAATTAAAAATAAAAATAATGAAAAAAATCTTTTAGAAGCAATTCACACCGATGTTGTTAGTTCAATAGCAAAAGCAGATGCAGAATTAGGATATCCAAAGAAAAATGGTAAAAACGGCCCTCATACTCAAGCATATCTTACTACTATTATGAAATCTATGCACTTTGATTTGATGGTTACCAATTATGATAAAAATTTAGGAATAGTAACGGGTATAAGAGGAACTACATCTGGAGACTTTAGAAATGCATTGGCAGTTGTATCTAAATTTAAGGGAGAAGTAAAAACCGAAGAAGGAAGAAAACTATTAAATAAACATTTAGTAGAGAATTGTAAATTAGACCCACAAAGTAGAGCAATTGTTATTAAAGATGGTGATAAATCTTATAGTATAGTTGAAGATACTTGGAGAACCGCAGGAACATCACAAAAAGTGGAAAAGAAAATAGGAGAGCAAATGAAATATGTTCTTATAAGAGAAGCGGATAATAGAAGAAAAAAAGAACATTATTAAAATGAATACACAACTACTTTGCCTTTTTACGACAAAGGAAGAATTGGATAAATCGGTTAATTTTATATTAACAAATTATACTCTAACTAATCCAAATGTTTTCATTTTAGAAAGTAAAGTGAGACCTGAAGAAGCATTTATTACTTTTAATGTCGAAAAGGGTTCCAATGCAATCCCTTCGGAATGGAAAACTATTTTAGTACATAGAAAGAAACAATCTAATTCAATATACACTATTAATGCTTTAAATGAAGTAGTTAAGTCAAAAACGGGTGGTATGTTGGATAATTCTTATATGATTGATTGGGAAGAGTTTAGAAATTGTATCTTAACTACATCTAATACAGGTTATAAAATGATACCTACAAAAGTATTCAAATCTTTTAATACAAATAATAATGCTTAAACTTTCTAATATACTTGAAGATATATTAAAAGACGATGACATTGTTAAAAACAAAAAAACAGGCAATGTTTATATGGTTAAAAAAATGGACCCGATTAAACATGTTATACCAACAAAAAAACCTATCAATTCTAAATTAAAACCATCTAAACGAAAAGACTCAAAGGGAAATGAACTTGGGAATATTCAAACTAAAAATGGTTCAACATTTTTTGGAATGGAACACTATAATTTAAAAGGAGCACAGGAAGTTGTTGATGATATTAAAAATATATACCCACAGGATAGTAAAATCGCATTTTTAGGTGAAGGTGGGGATGATGATAATGTTTATGTAAAAGGGTCTGAACAAGAATATATTCATAATAAATTAAAAGAACATTATCCAAATTTTATAAATGATAGTTGGGATGGAAAAGACTTAAATGTAATGAAAGACCAATCACGTTTATATAAAGAACAAATGAAAAGAACCGGTCTCCCTCTCAATATTGTAAAAGCGGGAAATTGGGCAAGTATGGTTGGTCAAAACAAAAATACAAACGATTTCTCATCGGTTGATTATTTGGATAAAAAGGGAAAACAATATTTACAAAAGTCAGCAAAAGAAGCTGGATTTCCACCAATACAAAATTTTGAAAAACCAAAGAAAGGGGATTATGATATATTATACAGATTATCATTTCCTGCAGATTATAATGACAAAAAAACATCAGTTGGTAAATTAGCAGATACATTTAACGATATTAGAGATGAAAATTTAATTCGTAAAACAAAAGAGTTGGAATCAAAGGGATACAAAGTAATTGCACCTGTCGGTGACGGACATATTGATTTATTAAAAAATAAGAATCAAAAATAATTTGGAGATTTAAAATATTTTTCTTATATTTAATTTATGATAAAGAGAAATAGATACACTCCAATCCTAATTCACGCAAACGACCCTTCGGACATTTTTGAACTTAACAAAATAGAACTTGCAAAAGCAATCGTAGATGGTATTGCATTCGGAATAAGAAATAAAAAGAAGAGAGTTGATTTCGCAAAAGTCTTAATTAAAGAGGTTATAGTTATTACATTATCCATTGATAGTAGAGAATTTACAGAATTATTAGACGAACAATTACAAATACTCATCGATTTTGAAGAGTATGAAGCTTGTGCACTTGCAGTAAAATTGAAAAACAAATTAGAAACAATTAAAAAATAAATTATGGGTGAACAACATGTACCACTTACAATTGATGAAAACGGATTAGTTACATCAGTAGGAAAACAAAAAGACGAATTTGACATTTATGAAACCTGTGTTATGTGTGGTGAAGAAACTACTACATTAAAAACTACTCATGTCGATTTTAGATATGGTTATGTAGAGGGAGCAGGACAATTATGTAGACAATGTTATATGGGTGAAAATAGAAACTTAATAACAGTAGAAGGTAGAACAATTTTAGATACACCCAACGATGCCGAATTGGGAGCAAAGGTTAGAGAATTATATTGGGAAAGTAAAAAATAAGATATGGCAGAAAAGAAAAAAGATTCGGAGTTATTTTTAGGTGGAGGACACTTAAACATTCAATCATCACAATATGTTGAAACTTACAATTCATTAAAATTGATAACAGTTACAGACGGAGCAATTGAATTAAATGTAGAAATAAAAGCTGATTTTAGTAAGATACCTGAAAAATATCACGAAGTATTTTTAAATATGTTTTCATCAAAATATGTAGGAACAACATCATTTGGAGACAATCCATTTAGTTTATGCAAACCTGCACCTAAAAGAAAATGGTATCAAATATGGAAATAAAAGAAATGGTAAACGGCCCTCAACATTACGGGGGAGTAGACAATCCATACGAAGTAATTAAAGTATGTGAAGCATGGGGATTAGACAAAGATGCATACCTATTCAATGTAGTCAAATATGTTGCAAGAGCAGGTAAAAAAGACCCTAAAAAAGAACTGGAAGACCTAAAAAAAGCTATATTTTACCTAAATCGCAAGGTTGAAAACCTCCAAAAATAAATTTGGTAATGTGGAAAAATAGTCGTATATTTATAGTAATAAAAGATGAAAAAGTTATATTTAGATATAGGAATATCGCGATATAAACCTCAACTTTAAAAACAAATTTTAAACCTTAAAAACAACAAAACAATGGACATTTCATTGGCACTAAAGAGATTTAGCTCTTTACAAAACAACACTAAAAAGTCGGATTCAATCTTTAAACCGGCAAACGGAAAATCTCAAGTGAGAATCGTTCCTTACAAGTTCAACAAAGACATTCCTTTCATTGAACTTTACTTTCACTACAACATTAACAACAAGACTTATTT